AACGGAATGTTCCATGTAAAGACTAACTGATACGGCAGGCATGTTTGGTTTAGGCATGGTGGAATTTGTTAGGTTAAGGCGAGTTGGGGTTTGGCAGGCTTGGTTAGTCTTGTTGGGTTTAGGCAGGTTGGTGTGTGGCAAGGCAGGCACGGTACGTTGCGTTAAGTTTTGTTTAGTCATGGCAATGCGTGGTTCGTTAAGGCAGGTAGGGTGCGTTTTGGCACGTTGCGGTACAGCGAGGTGAGGTGAGGTGCGTTTTGGCAGGCATGGTCAGTTATGCTACGGAGCGTTGTGTTTAGGAAGTGCTGGGTGTGTTAAGGCAGGCTTGGCAGGTTATGGTAAGTTATGCTGTGTCACGGTGAGTTCAGGTATGTTATGGTAAGGCAGGCGAGTTTTGGCAAGGCAAGGCATGTATAGGTTAGGTTTGGTCTGGCATGGCAGGTATGGTACAAGCGCAGAAAGGAGTGAAAAATGAGCGCATACAAATGGAAAACAGGATTTCACGGTAAAGTTAAAGCAGAATTAGCAGGTCAAGTATTTGAAGAACTTGAACAAACAGTAGGTCTTACACCACAGAATCTGGTCAATGCAAGCAGATGTGAAACTGCACCGATGCACAAAGCCTTTGAATGGGATGATGCAAAAGCAGGTGAAGAGTGGAGAAAACAGCAGGCAAGAGTTTACATCAATCATCTGGAAATTGTGGTAGATAAGGCAAATGAAGACATACCTGTTACAAGAGCATGGGTACAATATGAGAAAGGAGAAAACTACGAAAACATCATGACCGTATTAAGCGATCCTGTTAAAAGCAATTCGTTCTTTGAAATGGGATTGAAGATGCTGAATGATTTTAAAAGGCGATACGGTGAAGTAAAAGAATTTGCAAAAGTTATATCCGAGATAGACAAGTTAAAAGGTGGTGAGTAAATGAAGTACACATTGAAACAATGGAGAGGTGTCAAAGAAATGACACAAGACGAATTGGCTGAACGTAGTGGGGTATCAAGAATGAAGATAGCCTTGCACGAAACGATCACGGCAGAAGATGTTCAGAAGTTACGGATGGCACTTGAACTGAAATCAAGCGATCATATTATTATGCCGTAAAACTTAAGGGAAATTATAGTTATGAAAGACGAAATTATACTTTTACTTGAGAAGCTATTAAACGATCAGAAAGGAGAAAATCAATGGAGCGTGAAATCAACATCGCATTCTATATCGGAGTAGCCTGTCTTGCATGGCTTCTGTTAAGGGCGGTGAGTATATGACCGAACTTACACGGAGAGCAGAAGAACTGCAAAAGGCATACGAAGCAATCATAGAAGCAAATGCCAAAATCATGGCGATGTGCCACGAAGAATGCGACAGATGCCCGATATTCAAGATATGCGATTCGTCTTGGATTATCTACGATGATAACGAATTTAAGCAGGTAGAACCGTGGGCAGACTTCGTAGACAGGCACGACAGATACGAAGAAAAAGAATGGCAGAAAAGTTTCGAAGATGTAGGCATCAAAACATATTGCGGACATTATGAAGACCGCACAGACCCAGACAGATAAAAAGGAGAAGCTATGTACAAACTGACAATATTTGTGCCGTATGTAACCACAGAAAACGGCAAGCCCGTATTTAAAGAAGCGGAACAGACCTACACGTATACAGAATGGAACGATGTTCTGAACATGGTTGAACTTATGGTGGCAGGTAGAGATAGAGCAATCAAGTTTGAAATTGAAAGGAGCGAAAAATGAGCAGATTAAAAAACCTTGAACCGAAAGTCAGATACGTTCTGAAAAACTATCCACGTGCCAGAGATAATGACGAAGAACTTCGTCTGAAAGTATTGGAAAAGTTTTATGGCATAAACCCATATGCACCGCTTATTCAGATCGCACATGACGATAGCTTGCCAAGTGTCGAAAGTCTTGGGAGAGCCAGACGAAAGATTCAAGAAAAGGAAATCGAACTGCGTGGAACGAAGCGAAAAGAAAAAATCAGATTGGAAGCGCAAAAAGATTATATAGAGTACGCATTATCGGACAACGAATGATGTAAAATACAAACAGATGTTCGAGAAAGGAGAAAAGAACATGAACGAAGTTGCATTTGAAATATTAGAACACATCGGCACACTTAACGAACGTGAAAATCACGATGAAACGTGGACGATGGAAATAAACGTAGTATCTTGGAACGGCAGACCGCCTAAAATAGACATCCGAGAATGGAACAAGTCCCACGATCGGATGACCAAAGGTTACACAATGACCGAAAAACAGGCAGAAATTATGACGATGTGCTTACACAATTGGTTCAGAGAAAGGGGTAACAAATGACATTTGAAGAACTTGTAAAAGCAAATGAAACGATCACCACCACACCTATCAAGGGAAAGAATTATGCGGAAGTACCGCAAAGGGTGAAAGCGTTCAGAAAGCTTTATCCGAACGGAACTATATCAACAGATATCATTTCAAACGTGAATGGGGTAGTAGTGATCAAGGCTATCGTTGCTGATGACGAAGGGAACATATTAAGCACAGGTCACGCATACGAAAAGGAAGGGTCTACCTTCATCAACAAGGAATCATATATTGAAAACTGTGAAACGAGTGCAGTTGGTAGAGCCTTGGGGTTCATGGGTCTTGGAATAGATGCTTCCATCTGTTCAGCAGAAGAACTACAGAACGCTATCATCAATCAGAATCCCAAAGTCGGAAAGACCGAGATTCTGAAAATCAAAGGTCTTGCGAAAGAAAAAGGGGTCGAGATATCCGAGATATTGGAAAGATTCACCATTGACCGTCTGGAAGACATGGACATGAAAACATACGTTAGCGCAGTACACGCACTTGATGCGACATCAAGAAGAAAGGAAGGATAGGTGTTAAAATGGGAAGCAGATACACAGAAGAAGAAAACAAGATTTTGCGAAAATTTTTAATGGATCACAATGAAATATGCACAACCGACCTTGCGACTATGTTAAAGGAATATGGATTATTCCCAGAAAGAACGCACAAAGCGTTGGAAATACAAAAGCCAAACAAATAACAGGTATTGGGCATAAAAAGAAAAGAGCAGATGGGTATATTGCACTTTATTATCCTAAATACCCAAGTAGCAATAAAGATGGGTATGTAATGGAACACGTTTATGTAATGGAACAGCATTTAGGCAGATCCCTTACCAATGATGAGATTGTGCATCACAAAAATTTTGATAGAGCAGATAACAGAATTGAAAATCTGCAAGTGATGTCATTGTCAGAACATATGTCATATCATTCAACAATCAGATGGAATAAGAAAAGAGGTGATGACTTATTAATTCAGTAATTTTGATCGGTAGATTAACAAGGAAGCCAGAAATAAGCTATACCAAAAGCAACATGGCTGTCACACGTTTCAGCCTTGCGGTAGACAGACCAAAGCGCAACAGCAACGAACAGGGTGCGGATTTTCCGACCATCGTAGCGTTTGACAAACAGGCAGAAAACCTGTGCAGGTACATGGACAAGGGCAGACAGATTGCCGTTGTGGGAAGGATTCAGACAGGATCTTACAAAGACAAGGACGGCAAGACCGTTTACACCACAGAAGTTGTTGCTGACAGGATCGAGTTTATCGGTTCTGATAAGCGTGAACCTGCGGAAAAGCCTGTAGAATACGGCAGATTCGATAGTGTAAGCGATGGCATACCGTTCTAATTTACAGGATGACACGGATTACTGTTTTGTCTGTGGTCGGTACGGCACGGAAATTCATCATGTGTACTACGGAGTTGGGAACAGGAAGTTAAGTGATCGCTATAAAATGGTCATTGGATTGTGTTATTATCATCACAGAGGTAATCAAGGGGTACACTTCAACAGGGAATTAGATTTGGAGTTAAAACAGATGGCACAAAGGCGGTTTCAAGAGATTTATCCAGAAGCGGATTTTTTAGCCATATTCGGCAAGAATTACTTATAATGCATAAATCATTAAGTTAAACAATAACTTCGCTTAAATCAAATTTAATCGCCTTTTAAGGCTATCAGAAAGGGGAAGACATGGATGATTTGATAAAATCACTTGAATCTGTACGAAATGACCTGCATGTAGCAATGAAGATGTTACGGCAGAATGGAAACGCAATGGCACAGGCTGAAGCAGAATACCAATCAATCAAGTATCAGACCGCCATGAAGATGAGAGCGGAAGGAATGCCTGTCACGCTGATAGAAGCAATCGTTAAAGGGCATCCAGAAGTAAATGAAAAGCTGTTCGAACGCATGACCGCCAAAGTCATGTACGAAAGCAACAAAGAAAGCATCAACGTGAGCAAGAAGGATCTTGATGTTATCAACGATCAGATCAACAGGGAGTGGCATAGCAATGAATGACAATTCTTTCATCAAACTGTACCGAAGCTTGCTTGAATGGGAATGGTGGGATAACAAGAATGTCACAAGGCTGTTTCTGACAATACTGTTGAATGTAAATTGGCAAGACAAGAAATGGCACGGCATCACCATTGAAAAAGGGTCTATGTTCACATCGTTGGATCACTTGAGCGAAAAAAGCGGTCTTTCAATACAACAGACAAGAACCGCACTAAACAAGCTAATTTCAACAGGCGAAATAACAAGCAAACCAACAAGCAACGGAACGCTTGTAACCGTTGAAAATTGGGGAAAGTATCAATTTGTTCCGACAGAACCAACACACGATTCAACAAGCAGGTTAACAAACGATCAACAAACGGATAACAAACGAACAACAAACGATCAACAACAACTAAAGAATAATAAGAATATTAAGAACCTAAATAACTTAAAGAATGATACTACAGAATCAATCAAGGTCGGTGAACCTTATAAAGACCCTGTTACAGGCAGAATAAGGTTCAAGGTCGGATAGGGGTTGCTATGGTAGAGATCAGTAACTGCAATGAACCATGCTTTGCCAAGTTGGAAATTGGATGCTTGATAACAACAGCATGGGCAGAATGCAAATGTGGTTTTTACAAGCCTATCGGCTGTGAAGATTGGATAAGACGGGAAATTAACGGTGAAATATGGCTTATACCGCCAGAAGAATATTTTGGAAAGGAGAATGAAGATGGCACAGATTATGATGAGGACTTCTATTGAAGAAGCGGATATGATCGCAAACGGAACGAAAGATTTTATATTTCGTGGCAAGAACCTTGTTATAGGACATGGGGACATCCTAACGTTCACGGCATACAAGGATAAGAAGCCGACACGACACAAAATTGACAGGATGAAATTCACAGTACGCTATATCAGCACGGAAGCACCGATTGAACACGGATTTAAGGTGATTGGTTTTGAAAACAAAATGTGATAATTGTGGACAGGTGTTCGAAGAACATCTAATGAAAGAATTGAACACAGGCAGAAAGAAAATATATATGTGTCCAGAATGCAACAAACGAGGTCAATCCGATGTTGCGTTCCGATCACGGAGATACTACAAGAAAGGAAAGTTGGTATGATATCAGATGCAGGTACGCTGATAAAGCTGTGCAGAAAGCGGAGCAGACTTTCACAACGGGAATTATGTAAAAAAGCAGGTATATCACTATCTATGTTATGCGACTATGAACAAGGCTTGCGTGAACCGAAATTTATCACGGTAGTATGGTGCTTGGAAGCGTGTGGCTTTGGACTCGAACTGAAAAAAAGAGGTGATGACCGTGAGACTAATTGATGCGGATGCGCTGTTGATTAATCAGCGTGAAGGATTAGCTGGTGAAGAAGAAATATGGATGTTAGAAGATATAATATCTGCACCGACTATAGATGCGGTCGAGGTGGTGCATGGGGAGTGGGTAGAAACCGAGGAAGATTGGAGACATCAGATGGCATGGTGGGAATGCTCCGAGTGCGGATTCCCCGTTTCGAGAACATATAACTATTGTCCACATTGCGGAGCGGATATGAGAGAAAGAGAGGACGAGTAGATGGCAGATACAGAAAAAGCATTAAGGTTGTTGCTTGAATGGGCAATCGAGTGTGGTTTTGGATATGACAATATTCCCGAAGAATATGAAAAGCATAAGAACGATATTGCCGATATGAGTTACACAGATGGATTGATTTATATAGCAATAAAGGAGGGCGAGTGATGGTAGACGGAAAACCGAGAATCGGTGATGAAGTATATATACACGGCTATATAGACGAGATACGGAATGATGTGGTCATCATCAGAAACAAGGGCGGTTATTTTGGAACAAGTGACAGAGAAATGTTCTACTACGAAGAGGATGAGCGTGGATATGGAACGATGAACGAGGCAGACCGAGCCGAGCCAAGTGGTTACAATTTGTCACCAGTTGAGGACGAGCAGACGGAAAGAGAGGGCGAGTGAATGAAGCGTTACAAGGTATCCTGCTACACAGACACAAGTCTTGGCAACGATGATGAGCCTTGTAAATGGATAGTTAGATACGGAAACGGCGTCAAGTATTTCGCATTTACTACTTGCAAGAGAGGTTTCAATCCGCTTCGTGGAAACACAGTAGAGCAAATTAAAGAATTGTATGAGGGCAGATATTGTCCGATATGTGGCAGACCGATAACGCTTGATACTTGGATAGTAGAAGATGAGTAAGGAGAGCGAGTGATGCTTGAGAAGAAATACTACGATGGAATGCAGATACACGATGTCTTATGCGAGTGCCTTGATGACTATGACACGATACTCACAATACTTGAGAAATTTGCATCTTTACCGAGTGCAACAAAGGCAGACCGCAAGACCGAGAACTGTTCGGAAAAACCGAACAACTGCGAACACATAACCGAAGATGGCGTAACTTGCGCAAGATATCCCGCTTGCGATGATTGCCCTGACAACCCTTTAAACAGAGTAAAAGGTTCTAAAAGGTCGCTAAAAGGTTTGGAGCAAGACCCATTACACGATGATTGCTTCGATTGCGACAAGTTCTTTATATGCGACAACAAAGGTGATGATTACAAGACGGATTGTCCGTGGAAGTGAGGTGAATATGCTGACAACAATCGTAACGATCATCGGGTTATCTGTAATGACAGGAATAATAATAATCTGCGGAATATGTGAAAGGAGAAAATAACATGAGCGTATCACTTTGGAGTTGGGAAGCTGATAAATGTGACGGGGATTACTGTATAGGCGATTGTGACCTGTGCCAGAAAGCGGAAGAACATGACGATCAAGACCTTTTTGAAACAGTACCTAAAAGCCATGCGTGAAGTAACCTGTCTTGAAATGGAAATCTGCGAACTGCGTGACAGGCTCACAAGCGTACCGTCTGGAATCGGTGACGGAATGCCAAAGGGAAGCAGAGAAGACAAGACAAAGTTATATGCAATCATGGCAGACAAGGTAAAGGAAAAACAGCAGAAAAAAGAACGTGCTGAAGAAATCATGCTTTCCGTGCTTATGGTCATAGACAACGTGCAAGATCCTGTGTTTCGGCAACTGTTGTTCGAAAGATACATACAGAACAAGAATTGGGATGTTATAACAGCAGACCTGCGTTATACATCAGAAGAATACGTTCGTGGCGAACTGCACGGAAAGGCACTAAACGAAGTAAGGCGGTTTTATTGCCCAGACAGTTAAGTTAAACAAGAAAAGGGGTTAAGTTATGCCTAATTTTTTAAAGCAATATAAAGACAAGGATAAAGCCAGAAGAGCAAGGAACAGGCAAAGAAAACGAAATTATGATCAGACCGCTATTTACGAACCAAGGGAATGGACAGCATCAGAAGATTCATTGGTTCTTGAACATTCCATGTCAGACAGGGAACTGTCAAAGCTGATAAAAAGGGGAACAAGAGCGATACAGGTCAGACGATGCAGGTTAAAGAAGGAGTTGGAAAATGCTTGATTGTGGATATTACAACATGGATTGCATGGAAGGGATGAAGCACTTCCCAGATAAGTATTTTGACCTTGCGATAGTTGACCCCCCATATGGGGGGGGGGGTGACACAAGGTGGTTATATGTCAAATAAAATGGGCGGTGGGGTTGCCAGAAATCCGAATGATTACGTTCTGGATCTGTGGGGATATGAAGCACCAGAACAAGCTTACTTCAACGAGTTATTCAGAGTATCAAAGAATCAGATCATATGGGGGGCGAACTATTTCATAGAACAGATCAACAGAAATTCACAATGTTGGGTTGTATGGGATAAGGAGAAACCAGAAGGTGTAGGTTTTGCGGATGTGGAATTAGCTTGGACATCATTCAACCGCAGTGCAAAGATTTTTAGGTTTGCATGGAATGGCATGATTCAAGGTGATATGAAAAACAAGGAGCGGAAGATACATCCAACCCAGAAGCCAAAAGCCTTATACAAATGGTTGTTGATCAACTTTGCAAAGGAAGGTGACAAGGTTTTGGATACTCATGTTGGTAGTGCTTCAAGCCTTATCGCCTGTAGAGAATTGGGATTTGATTATGTCGGATTTGAGTTAAGTGCAGATTATTACGCATTAAGCAAGGAACGATTGGAACAGCATGAAAAGCAGGTAAGTATTATACAGTTGCTAAATGATTGGAAATTGCCATAAAAGAGAAATTAACCTACACAACCTTACAGAAACTTAAAAAATTTTTTTGTAGAATCTATAATGCCCAAAGGGCATCGGTTGGAGAACCTAATAAAAATCATATGAAAGGTTGGAGTACCTATGAAATGTTGGATATGCGGAAAAGAAGCGACACGCACAAAACTGGTATTTGATGGTAAGTTCTGGGATGAACCGAAATTATCAGAAAAACGAAGGTGTTACTGCGACAAGTGCTTTAAGGAATTTGAGCAAAAGGAAAGTGAAGAAAGAAAGCTTTATATCAAATTGCGGAAACGTGAGATGGTAAGAAAAGCGGTCAATCTTCTTGAAAAGCAGAACACCAATATGTATCAGTACAAGGAAGCAATTGAAGTAGTTCAAGATTTCATAGAAGCTAACCCAGATAAGATTGATAGTTCCTACGAAGCTTTAACGGCAATAATCCTTGTTCATAACAGGATCTATTCCAAGATGCAGTACAAGGTCGGAAAGTATCAAGTGGATTTCTTGCTACCAGACTTGATGGTTGTTCTTGAAATAGATGGTGACCGACACAAGCACAAAAGGGATTATGACAGCATCAGAGATAAAGAGATAAAGAAAATGTTGGGTGAGTATTGGGAAATAATACGCATACCAACAGAAAACCTTGATCAGAATGCAAAGAAAATTCCAAGAGCGATCAACAAGGTGCTTGAATACAGGGAAACCAACCACATAAATTGGAGAAAGTTATGAGTATAAACAGCAGAACGAAGGGCGCACAAGCCGAAAGGGAAGTCGCACAGCTTCTGCGGAATCAAGGACACATTGAAGCCAGAAGAGGTCAACAATATAGCGGATTGAAAGGCGATGCTGATGTAGTCGGTGTCAAAGGAATCCACATCGAAGTCAAAAGACAGGAACGTGTGATAGACGAAAAATGGCTAAATCAAGCTGAACATGACGCAAGATTAGGCGATGTACCTGTAGTAATGTATAGGAGAAGCCACGAAAAATGGAAAATCTTAATAAGGCAAGATATTGCTGACCTTATCTGGCAGACATTAACAGACAAGCAGAAAGACGATATAAGGAACAGACTCAAGCTTTATCCATAGTCTTTTCATTCATGTTTTAACTCCTTTCGCAATTGGGCAGGTGTAAAAGCCTGTCCTTTTGCGTGGTGAAAAAGATGACAGATCAACAGGAAAGATTTGCAATTGAATATGCGATGACAGGCAATGCCACACAATCTGCGCTAAAGGCAGGTTATAGCAAAACAACCGCAGAAAGCCAATGCAGTAGGTTGTTGGGGAATGTCGAGATTCAAGCCAAAATAAATGAAGTCAAAGCACAGATATCTCAAGAGTTAAGAACCAAAATGGCAAGAGAAGCTTCGACAGCCTTTAATGTGCTTGTTGAGATCATGGGGAACACAGAAGCAAAGGATGCAGATAGGATCAAATGTGCGGTGGATCTTCTTGATAGGGCAGGTTATGTTGCCGAAAAGAAGGTTGAAGTATCAGCGCAATACACAGATATAGACAAGATGGAAAGCATTCTGAAGCAATTTGGTATGGTGCATGAGTGATTTCGGTTGGACAGAAAAACAAAGGGCATTCTTGCGAAGCAATGATGCAAAAGTAGAGTTTCTGGAAGGAACAACAGCAAGCGGTAAAACAACAGTAGGCGCATATAAGTTTCTGTGCCGTGTTATGGCATCAAACGATCAAATGCACATCCTGTCAGCAGAGGATACAGGCACAGCAGAAAAGAACATCATACAAAAAGATAACGGCATTGCGGATCTGACAAGAAGCACGTTCTTCGAATACAAGGGGAACGGAAGCGCACAGTACAAAATGCCACACATCATATTGCACACCAAAAGAGGTGACAAGGTGGTGTTTGTGGTAGGTTACAGAGATAAAGCACGATGGAAGGATGCGTTAGGCGGTCAATATGGATGCTTGTATATTGATGAGATCAACACAGCAAACATGGATTTTGTCCGTGAAGCCATGATGAGATCAAATTACACGATAGCAACACTTAATCCAGATGACCCCAATTTGCCGATATACAAAGAGTATATCAATCACAGCAGACCATTAAAGAGGTGGGAAGCCGAAGAACCGAAAGAAATCCTTGCAGAATTGGTCGAATCTCCCAAAGATGGGTGGGTGCATTGGTTCTTCACTTTCGATGATTCTGGCATATCTGAAGATAAGAAGCGCACGATCATCGAAAATGTTCCTGTCGGCACGAAGCTATACAAGAACAAAATACAGGGGATTCGATGCAAGGCAACAGGATTGGTATTCAGCAACTTTGACCAGAATAACGTAGTCAAGGCAAAAGAACTGAAAGACCGAATCAAGCAAGGCAAGCTGAAGTTCAAGCGTTATTCAATGGGCGTGGATACATCCTACTCCCAGAAGTCACCAGACACCATAGCAATGGAATTCTGCGGTATAACGGATGACGGTGACCTGTACACGCTTGAAGAAAGGATATTCAATAACGCTATACGCAAAGAGCCGTTAGCACCGTCTGATGTAGTCACCGAGATCGTAGGATTTGCTGATTTCTGTCGCATAGCGTGGGGCGATTTCAGAAACATCTTCATTGATTCGGCAGACCAAGCAACAATAACCGAGTGTATCAAGTACAAAAGGGAAAACGGATGCATATACAACTTCATTCCAAGCTACAAGGGGATGAAGGTCACAGACAGGATAAACCTGCAACTTGGATGGATAGCAAAAGAACAGTATTTCGTGTGTGATCATTGCACCGAGAACATAAGGGAAAAAGGTGTGTATAGTTGGCAAGAAGACAAGGACATTCCTTGCGATTCTGATGATCACACCATAAATTCTGAACAATATGCGTGGTTGCCTTATGTACATGATATAGGTATTTAGCAATGACAGAAGATTCGTGGGAATATGCGGAGTAAACAGGGGTAGAAATGGGATTCATGGATAACTTAAAACGTAGAATGCAAAGTTGGTTGAATATTAACCCACCGATGGCAATGCTTATCAACTTGCAAGAGGTTCTGGATTATCAAGGCAATGCGATAAAAAACCGTATATGGTATCGTGGCGATCCGAACGAACTTGAACAGCTTTACTTCCAGATTCCAAAACATCAAGTAGAGATGCAGAAGTTCTGGGCAAGTCATCCGACCGCAGGTATGGAAATGCGGAAGATACACACAGGTCTTCCGAGCATGATAGTAGACCTTCTTGCAGGTATCATCGTATCCAATATCAACGATTTCACCTTTGACAAGTCCGAGCCTGTCAAGGATGTCTGGGAAGATGTAGATACAGAAAACCACATCAAGAAGCTGATCAAGAAGTGCGTGAAGGAAGTGCTTGTGGTCGGTGACGGTGCGTTCAAGCTATCGGTTGACCCAGAGTTATCACAGTATCCGATCATTGAGTTCTGGGGCGGTGACCGCATCGAATACAGGTGCAAGCGTGGCAGAATAAAAGAGATCGTTTTTAAATCGTACTTTGAGAACGAGAACGGCACGCTTGAACTGAAAGAGATATACGGACACGGCTACGTTGACTATGAGTTATACCGTGGCGGTGAACCGATTGACATGAGCGTAGATGACCGCTTCGAAGGTCTGACAAGGATCGAATGGGATTCTGATGACATCATGGCTGTTCCTGTCATGTTCTACGATTCGGATAAGTTCGAAAACCGTGGGCAGAGCATCTTTGACAAGAAGATAGATGCGTTCGACAGCTTCGATGAAGCGTATAGCCAATGGATTGATGCGTTAAGGGCAGGTAGAACTAAAGAATACATACCAGAGAATCTTTTACCAAGAGATCCTAATACAGGTGTGGTGCTGAAACCGAATGCTTTTGATAACAGGTACATCCGCACAGATGCCGACATGAAAGAGCGTGCCGAAAACAAGATCGTGACGGCAAGCGGTGAAATCAAGCATGATTCATATCTTGCGACTTATGTTACCGCTTTAGACCTTTGTTTACAGGGGATCATATCACCGTCAACAATGGGTGTGGATGTAAAGAAACTTGACAATGCAGAAGCGCAACGTGAGAAAGAGAAAGTTACCTTATACACAAGGGATACCATCATTGAGGTGCTTCAGCCTGTCCTTGAAAAGCTTATCCGTGAGGTCATCACGGTATACTACCGCAGTATCGGTGAAGTCGAACCAGAATACGAAGTTACAGTAACCTTCCAAGACTACGCTAACCCAAGCTTTGAAAGTCAGATAGAAACGGTGGGCAAGGGCAAAATGCAAGGCATCATGAGCATAGAAGCCTGTGTCGAAGAACTGTACGGTGACAACAAAGACGAAGAGTGGAAAGAAGCGGAAGTCGCAAGGCTGAAGAAAGAACAGGGCATAGAAGAATTCGAAGAACCTGCATTAAGTGCGGATATAGTCTGGGATGATTATCAAAGTAGCGAACAACTGTTATCAGATGCCAAAGGGCAAAGCAATAGACTTGCTTAAGGTCGCATCAGAACAAGTGCCGAATGGGATATTTGCAATAGAGCATATCGGAAAAGGGTATATCGAACTGATGAACCTGCCGATGACGAACGCAGAGATCAAGAAAGCACGGAAGGAATACGGCAGAAAGGGCATCAAGGTCTATGCCAACATGGGGTAAATAATGTCTAACGAATATGACCTTTCAAGAGCATTCAAGAAAATAGAAAACGAACTGATCGATTCGATGATGCGAAACCTTGAAAGGCACAAGGCAGAAGAGGATGAAGAAGGGTTCAATTGGGAACAATGGCAAGCCTTGCAACTGAAGGATCTTGAAAGATACAGAGCGCAGAACAAAGACAAGTTCCAAGGCAGATTTGCTGACCTAAACAAAAGAATAGAAGACCTTTACCGACAGACTTATGGAGATGCCAAGACGGCGCAGGAACAATACTTGCTTGAACAGATCAAGAAGAAAGACTTCACCCCTACGCAGACCAAGGACACGCAGTTTTTCAATATCAATGACGATAAGCTGAACATACTGATCGAACGCACCAAGGCAGACTTCACAAGGGCAGAATATGCCGTGCTTCGCAAAGCAGATGACGATTACAGGAAGATCATCTTTGATGCGCAGGTTTATGGAAACGTAACCAACGATTACAACAAAGCCGTGGACATGGCAACGGAAGACTTTCTTAAGAAGGGAATCCAGAGCATCCAATACAAGAACGGCGCAAAGCACAACATAGAATCCTATGCACGGATGGCAATCAGAACAGGCAACAAACGTGCTTATCTGATGGGTGAAGGGAGCGCAAGGGATGAATACGGAGTGCATACCGTACAGGTCAACAAAAGAACGCAAGCCTGTCCTAAATGCGTGGGTTATCTTGGCAAGGTGCTTGTTGATGATGTGTATAGCGGTGGCACGATAAAGGAAGCGGTCAAGGCAGGTGTTCCGACCTTATCACAGGCGATGGCGCAAGGCTTTCTGCATCCTAACTGCAAAGATATCTATTCGACCTATCTGGAAGGTGTTTCGAAACCTGCCGAACCGTGGACAAAAGACGAAATCGAAGAGATCGTAGGTGATTACAACAGCGAACAGGCTTTGCAACACGCTAACGAGATGAAAGATTCCTATCAGCGGATGGCAAAGTATGCGCTTGACCCAGACAATAAGGCAAGGTATCAGCAACGTGCAGACATATGGGAACAACGTGCGGATATTATTAAGCTTACAGAACGTAGGAAGCAGAGAATGACAGGGCGCAAGATACAACCGCTTCCAAGAAGTTCGTCTGTTGACATTTCGTCAATGCCAAGCACTCAATTAAAAGAATACGCAACGAACAACTTAAAAACGGAATTTGTCGGTATTGAAGGGGCGAATGCCGATTTTGTTCGTGAAGCGGTTAAGGTGATAGATGAATTCGAACGGAAAATGGGGGGGAATTCAATTGAAGGTTTAAGAGTGCAATTTGGTGGATTGCCAAAAGGAGTGTATGCCAAATACGATGATAAAACCAAGACATTGCATTTGAAAAAAACAGGCAACATTGAAAAATTCGTTGAATCACAGAAAAAGGCAAACGAGCGTTACAAAAGAAAGTGGAAAACTGACAAAGATTATTATGCCACGGAAACATTCAGCGGTACGATATTGCATGAACTTGGTCATGCAGTAGATGTTGATGTAGGACAAGCGTTATCCAAGAGCCTTTCCGCAAATTCAACTATTGATGAACTGTCTGTAAAAGTGTCAGCATATGCAGGTAGTACACAAAGCGTAAGGGCAACAAAGCGGTCTGAAGCATGGGCAGAGAACTTTTCGGCATATATGGACGGTGGGAAGAACCGTGCGAATGTTCCGAAAGAGATCGCTGATAAAATAGAAGGATATTTTGAATCTAAACGAGCAAATCAACGCTAATTGCGTGGTGGAAAGCCATAAATTTGCGTTTTAAGCGATTTTTTTACACATCAAGGCATTATATCACCTTGCGATTTAGACCGCTTACAGGCGGTTTTAGTGTGCTTACAGAGTTAAATTAAACTATAACATGGAAAGCAAAGACCTTATAGAAGTGCTGATTGACCTAATAAGAGCCGTGCATAGAATCGAAGCGCAACTGCGTGACATCAACCGCACATTGGCAAAGATGGAGAAGAAAAAATGAACGATATAGTCTACATCCTTAAGGAAGATGTGACCGCAGAAGAACTGAAATATTCGATTCGGTCGGTATGCAAGAATTTCAAATTCCGCAAGCTGTGGATATATGGTGGAAAACCAGAAGGGATAGAGCCAGACGAATATGTTAAGTTCCGTCAGAAGGGCAATATGCCGTGGGAGAAAGTCATATCAACCATATATGAGGTCAGTAAAAACAAAGATATCACGGAAGACTTTTGGCTGTTCAACGATGACTTTTACATCATGCAACCTGTTGAGGATATGCCAAACTTCTATGACAGGACATTGCACAGACGGATACAGGCTATAGAAAAGAACCGCATGGGGTCACGGTCTTTGTACACCTTACAGTTAAGGCGCACAAGGGAAGCGTTACAGAGTGAAGGATACAAAACCTTCAATTATGAGGTACATATGCCGATGCTGATCAACAGAAGAAAGGCAAAAGCGTTGATAGAAAAGTATCCGAAAATGACGATGTTCAGAAGCACCTACGGCAACGTGTACAACATCGGCGGTGAACAGCACAAGGATGTGAAGATAGCAAGGACAGACCTTGAACCGTCAGAAGCCTGTGATTTTTTAAGCACGGCAGACGGTGACCTGTCCGAAAGCGCAGTAGGCAGATTCATCATGGAGAGATTCCCAGAACCTTGCAGATATGAAGTATAGCGTAATCGTACCGTTTTACAATTCAGCGATATGGCTTGAACGATGCATTAACAGCATGGTCAAACAGGAAGGTGATTTTGAATTCATTCTTGTGGATGATCATTCAACGGATGGTGGTGACAAGATCGTAGAATGCTATTTCGACCCACGGATGAAGCTGATGATAAACGAGCATGCCAAAGGTGTGAGCGGTGCAAGGAACACAGGATTAGACCATGCAAAAGGGGAGTGGATAACCTTTTTGGATGCGGATGACGAAATGTTGCCAGACTCATATGCCACGTTCGAACGCATGACCGAACACGATACCAATATCATCCAAGCCAATCATTTACGGCATTATCTTAACGGCAACAGGATCTACAACAAGTATCCGTGTGAAGCAGGTGATTATTCACTACAGAATCTGCCGTCACAATGGTGCATGGTATGGAACAAACTGTACAAGGCTGAATTTCTGAAAGATGTCAGATTTGTGGAAGGTGTCCAATACGGTGAGGATGAAGTTTTTAACCTTGATTGTCTGGCGAAAAACAACGAACTTATCTGCACCGAGGATCTGATGACATTACGGCACTTCAACAACCACGCATCATTGTCGAAATCGAAAGGCAGACAAGGTTTGATACTACAGGCAAGAGCGTTGGAAGATTTTATCATGCGCTGTGACAATGCAGAAGCACGGCTGACGGCTTGCAAAGTATTGTCTGATCATTGGGCAAGCGATACATACAGGAGAGCGTTTGAATGAAATATATCATCATGTGCGGTGGTCAGTACAGGGAATGGAAGACCCCACGGCAATTGGCTGTGGTCAAAGGTGAACGGATCGTAGAAAGAACCATCCGCTTATTGAGAGAAAACGGAATCAAGGATATAGCGATATCATCAAATGACCCTGTATTTGAGTTATGCGGAGTTCCTGTATTAAGGCATGATAATTTTTACTTCGTCTGGAAAGATTGGAATGCGGATGGTCATTGGTGCAATTGCTTTTATTTGACGGAAGAGCCGACCTGCTATCTGTTTGGCGATGTGTATTTTTCGCCAGAAGCGATCAAGACGATAGTCGAAACACAGACGGATGATATCGAACTGTTTGGGAGCGCAAAGCCGTTTGCTGACAACTACATCAAGCCGTGGGTAGAACCGTTTGCTTTCAAGGTAGTCGATGTAGAGCATTTTGAAGATGCGATCATGGAACTCAAAGAAAAGACCAAGACAAGTTGGCGAGAGCCAATCGCATGGGAACTGTGGTGCATTATCAAGGGCAGACGAATCGACATAGACGATTACCGAAAAGATTACACGGTTATCAATGACTACACCTGTGACATAGACCACAAACAGGATATAGAAGAACTTGAAAAGGTGCTGTGAAGCATCTTTTTTATAGCGGTTTAGCATAAAGGTAATGCAAACGGCTTTGAACCGTTAGAAATAGGGTCAGTACCTATAACCGCCACCAAGGTGCAGACAGCACTAAAAAAACTGTTTAGGTGCAGACAGCACGATAAAAACTGTAGAGATGTGCAGACAGCACGATAAAAACTGTAGAAAGGAAAATACTTATGGAAGACCAGAACACAAACGTACAGGAAACGAGGACAGCAGAAATCGACTATGACAAGCTTGCATCCATCCTTGATGGCAAGCAGAGAGCAACAGAAGATTCCGTTATCAAGGGATACTTCAAGCAACAGGGTTTGTCTGAAGAAGAAATGAAACAGGCTATCACTACATTCAAGGAAGAAAAAGCCAAGCGAACACCAGACATCAATGCGCTGAATCAGCAGATAGCAGATGCGAACGCAAGAGCGGTCAAGGCTGAAATCAAAATGCAAGCGATGAAGATGG